GGGCCAGGCGTGGGTGCCGTCTGAGGGGGGATCGAGCTGGTGGGCGTCGCATAGGTCGGGGTAACACTCGCCGCACTCGACGCACCACTCCTGGGGGTCGGAACCTCCGCCCCCGTCTGCGACACCAGGAACCCCAGCGCCTTCACCAGCGCCTCCACCTGCTCCTTGTCCGTCGCCTGCTTCGGCACCGAGAACGACGCTGTCTGGCTCGCGTCCTCGTTCGCCCACTCGATCTTCAGGGCCTTCGCCGTGTTCGTGAACTTGATCGGCATGTACCTCTCCTCGCCGAAGGGGGCGGACGCTCAGGATGGCCGCCACCGTGTTGTCCTCCTGCTGGACCAGGATGCCCCCGGCCCCGAGGACGAAGGCAAAACCGGGCGGCACCCACATCTCATGGGTGCCGCCGTCTGAGGTCCTAAAGACCACTGCCATGGGATCGCTCATGCTGACTGGTACGCACCGCATGCGCAGCTGTACCCCGCCACCTCTCCCCAGTCGTTCATGATGGGCACCCAGTCGTGGACGTGCTGCGGCGGGTGCTCCTTGGGCTTGTCCTTGTCGGCGGGATGTCCGCTCACGCGCTCACTCCCGGCTGCCCGCATCGGCAGGGATGCGGCTGCCCGCAGACGGGGCAGTTCTCGAGCCTAGCCACCGTGCAGCACCATGCCGCAGTCGTTGCAGACGATGCGCCCGTTGGCGTCCATGCCCGCATTGGCATGGGTGCATCCGTTGTCGGTCATACTCCCTCTCCTATCCGATGATGTGGACCCGGTTCAGCTCTGCCATGCAGACGGCGCAGCGGGTCACGATGTAGTAGCCCCCCTCGGGGGAACCGTCCGGTTCATGCGTCGTGACGTGTGTCGGGTGCAGGCATTCCGGCATCGTTCTTCTCCCTGAGGTGGCGAATGGGCCTGACGTTGTTCAGGAACGCCGCCTTCAGCGGCGTCTCTACGGTGGTCTCGCCCTCGGTCAGCACCTGGCCGTGGCTGTTGACCACCGTGATGGGGATCACTACGGCGGGTTCGGCGTCGGCCATCATCTGGTCGACGTCAGCCTCAGTCAGGTCGGTGTCGTCCTCTTCCTTGATCGCCGCCTCCAGCCGGTCCAGGCCCTCCAGCCACCGGTCCACGGCGCCCTTGCTGGACCAGTACTCGCGCCTGATCTCGGCCTCGGCCTCCCGGCGCTCCCATGCCAGCAGGGCGGCCAGGACGTCCCAGCGGGGATCGTTGGGCTCCCACCCCTCGGCCACGATCTGAACGGCCGCCACGTGCTCGTGGGGCCGGGTGTCCAGTTCCCGGAAGACGTCCAGGGTGGGCGTCCAGTCCGGCAGCAGGCGCCGCCAGGCGCGGACGGCCCGGACGCTGAAGTCCCGGGCCTGGGTCAGGTGCAGCACGCGTCGCAGGTTGTGCTTCACATCGACGCTCCGCATCCCCGGGCGCAGGTCCAGCGCAGCGTGCTGGGGTTCTGCACCCACTGGTGCTGACAGGTGCCCTGCGGGGTGGGCCCCACGGGCTGATCTCCTTGGCTCATCTCTCTCCTATCCGATGACTTGCTGGCACTTGGCACAGACGATGCGTGGCGGGCCCCCGTCAGGGTCCGCCACGGTGATGGGGTAGTGCTCCTCGCCGGGAGGCACGGGACAGCTCACGTGATCACCTTCGGGTCAATGAGGTTGGCGGCGTCCCGGTAGTGCCTGGCGCCACCGTCGGATGCCATGCCGAGTGCGGTCACCTCCGCCCGGATCTTCTCGGCCAGCTCGTGGGCGTAGGCGTCGATCATGGCGTTGGCTCTGTCCTTGGGGATGAGCGCGCCCGTGAGGCGGTTGAAGATCTCATCCCGGGCGCTCACGGCGCCTTCCAGCCGTAGTCGTTGCCGGGCTCTCCGACCGGCATGCCGATGGCGATGTAGCACTCATCGCAGGCGAAGCGGTTGGTGGCCGGGTTGTAGGTGCCCTCGTCCTCACGGACGTAGGTGGCCGCGTCCTCGTTGCCGAAGCCGTCGGCGGACATGACCTGGTACTCGTGGAACGACGACGCGGGCCTGCCGCAGCGGAAGCAGTACGGCTCCCCGTCGGCGATGCGCTCGTGCTCCGCCTCGGTGAGGTGGGGCGTGGGCTCCGGGTCCCCCATGAAGCTCAGATGCCAGTCGCTCAGGCGATCGAGACTAGACGGCTCCTGCGAGCCACTGCTGGACGGCACGGGTGCCTCCTCTCACGTAGATCGAATTGATGTCCTCGCCCTGCGGGGGGCGCACGGTGTGCGCCCCCACCTCCTTGGCCAGGAAGCGGGCCATCTTGCGACCCGCCTCGTCGCCGTCGGCGACGCAGAAGATGTGCCCCACCTCGACGTAGTCGGCCAGGGCCTTGGTGTAGTGGGGCTTCCAGTTCTTGACTCCGGGAATCCCTACGGCGGGGAAGCCGCACGACGACAGGGTCAGCGTGTCGATCTCCCCCTCGCACAGGTACAGAACGTTGGTGGCCTTCTTCAGATCCAGGACGTTGTAGAGCGTCCTGTCCATGCCCTCCGGGGCCAGGTACTTGCGGCAGTGGACCTCCTTGCCCTCGTCGTTCACCCACAGGACCACCTCCTTGCAGGAGTGGTCCTGGAGGCACCGGAAGGTGAAGGCCACCACCCCGGACGGGGTCAGGTAGGGGATGCAGAGCCTGCCCCGCATCCCCTCATGGCCTGGCAGAGGCGTCCTAACGACGCCCAGGCGGAACGTACCGGCGATCTCGGGACCGATCCCTCGGCCCCTCAGATACGCCTGGGCGCTGGTATCGGCTCCGAGATCGGTCTGGTACTGCGTGACCGCTCGCTCGAAGAAGATCCTCTGCTCGCTGTTGGGCAGTTGCACGGCCGCAGTTCTCCATCATCATGATCAGATCGATGGCCGTGCCCTTGGCGTCGCAGGCGAAGCAGAAGAACACGCCCTTGGTCAGGTTGTAGCTGAAGGACGGGACCCGCTCTCCGTGGACAGGGCAGAGGGCCACGTCCTGGTCTCGCCCGGAGAGCTGAACGTCGTAGTGCTCAAGGACGGGCCCGAGAGGTAGGACCGATACGTCATCGCCTCCACCCATTCGTGCAGGTGATGTACGGCCAGCCGAAGATCCATGCGGTGCCACGTCCACGCCTCACTCTCAGGAAGCTCGGGCCGTGGGTCTGGCATGGACGCCTCCCACTGCTCGACTGGCTTGCGGGGGACCCGCCGGACGAGCAGGCAGTGGACTGCGCCTGCCATGTTGCGCTGCTTGATCGTGTCCAAGACCCATGCCGCGTAGCGGTTGGACTCGACGTTCTTGACCTGGATCACCACGCCGGGGACGCCATCGATGTCCCCCTGGTCATCTGCGCGACCCTCGCGCAGGCGCCTGTCGGCGAGCGGGAAGCCCTGCTCACGCAGGTACTTCGCCACCATCCGCTCGGTCTCCGAGCCCTTGCGGGCGTTAGCGGTAGGCACGGGGTGACCCCTCAGAAATGAGGGCCCTGTCCCACTTCTTGCAGTGGGAACAGGACCAGTGGAGATGGACCCCGCCAGGGAGGCGGGTCATGTGCCACGGCCAGCCCTGGCGGTGCTCCCGCAGGATGCGCCTGGCCAGGCGCGCACGCTTGTTCATCCGGACTTCGCCCCACTCCCTCCACAGCTGGGACACAGCTTCGAGTCGGCCCCGGTACCCCACTCCGGGTCTCCCGGACCGACCGGCACGCGGCCTGTCCCGCCGCAAGTGGGACAGCGCCAGTCGTCACTCATTGCAGCTCCCTTCCGATGTCGTTGTGCGCGTCCGCGCACGTCCAGAACGGGCCGTGGACCGAGGACATGTGGGTGACCTTGTCTGTCACCCTCCAGAACCAGAGGCGATGACCTGTCGCCTCACGGTGGGACCACACCCGGGGACGGGTATGGGTCCAGTCTCTGTAGCTCGGCAGGTCACGCCCCATCAGGGGCATCTGGTGTAGATCGCTCACTCTCCTGGTCCTCTCCCACGTAACGGACGTACACGTAGTGCCGTCCCTCGACCGTCCGGGCCAGGGCCCAGAACGCACCTGCCGGTCGCCAGGGGGGAGTCGCCCCCCGGCGGATCACGTTGGCCGTGGACGAAGAGCTCTGCGCGGAGGGGTACTCCCGCAGGCGCATCCACTGCCCCCGCTTCTCACGGCACGCCTGGGCTGCCTGAATGTGGCTGACGCCCTGGCGCCGTGAGCTGCTTGATCCGGGGGGCGATTCCCACTCCCAGTTCAGTTCTGTTGCCACCACTCTCCTCCTTGTGCGGCCGGGCGCAGGCCCGGCATGTAGTCGCTCACCAGTCCGGTGGCGGGGTTTACGGACATCCGCAGGAAGGTCTTGCCGCTTGGGTCGCACTTGGCGAACCGGTTCTTGACGCACGCGGCGAGCACCTCGCCGTCCCCTCCGGGGGCGAAGTTGACCATCAGTACCGGGATGCCGGACAGCTTGCCCAGGACATCCCCCCGGGAAGGCACAGGGCGCTCCAGGGTGGGCTTCCAGGCGTCCGAGACGTGGTGCACCATGTGCACCGCCGCACCGGTCTCACGGGCCAGCACCTTGCCCTGGCGCATGAGTTCCTTGAGCATCGACCACTCGTCCTTGTGTCCGTCCAGGTACACGTCGGAGGCGATGTCGACGACGATCTGCTGCGGCCAGCAGCCCTCGACGGTGGCGTATGCGTAGGTCGCGTTCCACACGTCGTCCAGCGTGGGGTTGGGACTGAAGTCCCACCGGATGTAGTCCAGGGGCTCCAGCAGCTGGGCTGCCTTCTCCAGCTCGCCCGAGGTGGGCGACAGCCACTCCTCCGTCTTGTCGATGGGGGTGCCCGTGAGGATGCCCAGCATCCGGGAGGCGATGGTCGACTCGTCCGAGTCGGACGAGAACATGAGCGTGGGGACCTTCATGTTCATGATGGCGTTCAAGATGATCATGGTCTTGAAGGAGGCCGACGGCCCTGCCCACAGGTGCAGGGAGTTCCGCCGGATGCGCATCCCGCGCTCGGTCCAGGAAGCGAAGGGGGCGGGCAGGGGCTCTTGCCCCACCCCGCCCCGCTTCACCAGCCGGGAGAGCCGGTACAACTACTCCTCCTCGACGTGCTCAAGGAGGATCACGCGCGCCACACGCAGGTCGTGATGCGGCGCGGAGCCGTCCTGGAGGACATCCTGAACAGCTGCCTTTGCGGTCTCCCAGTTGAAACCCTCGTCGTCCAGCTCGACGCTGGCGACGAACGTCACGCGCTGAAGCACTACCCCTCCTTGTGCTCGATGACCTCGATGCCCGCCTTGCGGGCCAGGTCAACGGTGTGCTGTGTCCCTCTGCCTTCCGGCAGGGGGAAGGCGAGGACCAGGTCAGCGCCCTTGCTCACCATCTCCGCGTTGCGCCGGAACCCGGCGGACTTGTCCACCGTCCCGTCCTCGCGCAGCCAGGCGGCCGGGTACTTCACCCGGAAAACGCCCTGCTCCTGGCCGACCAGTAGGAACCACTCCTCGGCCATGGCGTCTGCGCCTGTGGCGCAGGCTCCGTGCACCAGAACGAAGGGGCCGGACGCGTGGAGCAGCTTCTCCAGAGCGGAGAAGACTGCGCGTTTGTCCGACCACTTCCGTGCTCCGGTGACGATCACCCTCACTGGGTGACAGGGAATCCCTGCTGTGCGAGCCATCCCGCGATGGACGGCTCCAGCCAGTAGACCCCCTTCCCGCCCCATTGGATCTTGCCGCGCAGGTAGTTGCCGGTCTCCGTCCCCTGGGCGCGCAGATCCTTGAAGCGCTGCTTGTCGTTGTAGGGCACGTCCACCATCAGCCAGCCCGCCGGGCGGGGCTTCTCCTGGGGGCCGTTGCTGCGCTGCTGGCCACCCCAGCCGCCCTGCTGCTGCTGCGGAGGGGGGCCCTGGTACCCCGGCGCCTGCGGAACCGAGACGTTCGGCCCGAAGGGCGGAGGGGATGCCTGCGGGACAGCACCAGGCGCCACGGGTGGCGCGCCGTAGGGGCCCGCCACGGGGCCAGAGGGCGCCTGTGGGGGTGCCACGGGGCTCACGGGTCCCAGGCCCGCACCGACGGTTCCCTGGGCCTTCAGAGAGGCCCAGGCGGCTGCGAGGTTGGCGTAGGTGCCGTGGTCTTCCAGCTCCTGGAGAGCGGAGGTCATGTCGGCTGCCGTCTGCGCCCGGACGGTGATCATGGGCGCCTTGTCCGGCGCCATGTTCAGGCTGAAGCGGGCCTCAGGCAGGGGCCCATAGTCCGGGTAGGTGGGGGCAGAGCGAGCGTTTGCCACCATGTCGTCGTACCCAGGCATCGGTACGCCCTGGCCAGGGCTCATATCCCCCCAGTCCACGCCTTCGTCATCAGTACCAACAGCTGCGTTCTCGTCGGTCACGAACACACTCTCCCTTGCGGGGGGCAGCTCGGACAGAGTCCGTCCGAGCGCCCACCTTCGTGCGTACGGCGGGGCGTCGATGACGACTCCGCCCTTGACTATCAGCCCGACCGTGGCGCGGTCGGAGGACCACCAGAGCAGTCCGTTCATGCCAGCCAGATCATCACCAGGACGAAGCCGAAGGCGGCCAGCGTAATGAACGTGGCCGCCTTCCAGCGCTTCACTGCTGGTGTCCGCAGGTACCAACGGGGCGCCCGCACCAGATGCAGGCGGGCATCACCGCTTCGCCTGCTTCGGCGAGCCCTTGCACTGCCCGAGGTGGGCAATGAGGGGGCCGCCTCCGTTGGAGATGGTGCGGCCACAGCCCCACGGGCAGGCGCCCGAGTTGCGCTCAATGCCCAGCTTCTTCAGGTGCGAGGCCATCGTCTTGTCCTTCGTGGACCGATTGCTCGGCATGTTCTCCTCCTCTTCCCGCTGCCACGGCAGCGCCGATGACAGTCAGCAGTGCAAATGCGTAGCAAAGCCCGGCCAGGCAGATGCTGGCCAGGGTGGGCGCGTTGAGCATGGTGACGGTTCCAACTGCAAACAGCCCCAGGCTGTAGCAGAGGTACCCCCACCCCTTCGCGCGCTGGTACTTCATCCCTGCCAGCCCCAGAAGCGCCACGGCGACCCCTAGGGCAAGAAAGCAGATGGCAGGCACGATTACCGCCGTACCTTCCACACCACGATCTGGCCGTGCTTGGACACCGGGCAGGACATCTTGTGCCCGCGCGGCTCAGTCCCCTCGGGCACTCCGCATACGGAGCACACGCGGGGCTTCTCCTCCGTCATCCTCTCTCCCTAGAACGGCGGACAGTCGGGACTGTCCGGGTCGTACAGGTGCGCCTGCGGGCCGTCGTTGGCGTAGCAGGCCGCTTCCACGTCGCACATGCGGCAGGAGCTGCCCTTGTGCGCGGGGAAGACGTCGTTGTCCACGGCCCGGGACAGGTTGGCGAAGAGCCGTCCCACGTACTCGGGCGTGTACTTCGCCAGGGGGAACGCCTTGCCCAGGGCGCCCTGGCGGTTCATGAAGGCGGCGCCGGTCGCCGCCTTGACGCCATACAGGTGCTCCAGGCAGGCGCCGTACACGCCGAACTGGAGCGCGGTGTTCGGCCCCCGGGTGCCGGTCTTCAGGTCGATCACATGGATCTGCTGGAGCGAGGGAGACCAGAACAGCCGGTCGGCGTACGCCTTGATCTCCCTCTCGCACCCAGGCAGCGTCGTCGACAAGTCGATCTCGATGCCCTCGACGGCTTCCTGATCCGGGTCCTCTGATCCAGCGACCCAGATCACGTAGTCCTGCGCCCGGCGCCAGGTGATGTAGTTGCCCACCAGCAGAGGGCCCAGCTTCATCCACCGGTCGTACGTCTCGGGGGCCGTCTTCGGCCCCGCATGACGCCACTCGCTGGTCTCGGGCCAGCGGGCCTCCATGTCCTTGACCTCCTGGTCGAAGGACAGGGCGAACGTCTCCGCGATCGAGAACCGCTTACGGTTCACCGGGTCCCGGAGGGTCCATCGGTCGTACTCCTCGGTTGCCTCGTGCACCGCCGACCCGCCTGCGAACCACCAGGCGGGACGAGCGGGGGCCTTCCTGATCTTGGACAACTCCACCTTTTTCGGACACTGGAACCAGTTGTCCAAGGTGGAGTACGACAGGTGCTTGATCTCACCCAGCCTGCTGGAGGGCTCCGTTGTCTGGGTCTGCCGACGTGCCATGTGTGCGCGTCACTCCCTTGCGCCTGCGCCCCTTGCGGGGGACTTCCTGGACCTGGAGCGGCTGCTCCTCACGGCGCTTAGCCTGCTCCTCCAGGTGGCCCTTGTGCCATGCGACCAGGTAATTGACGGTGGTTGTGGAGATGCCCATCAGGCGACCGATGTCATTGGCCACCACCTTGCGCTTGTGCAGCGTCGCGGCCAACTGGGCGTACTCCAGCTTCACCGGCCCCCGCAGGTTGCGCACGTTGGTGCTGTGCACCCTGCGCAGCTGGGCACGCTGGGCCGGGTCGAGCCCGCCCCAGATACCTTCCACCTCGCCCAGATGATCCCGGGCGCACTCCTTGCGCACCGGACAGTCGCCGCAAATGATCTTGGCCTTCTCCCAGGCCAGCGCGACCTTTGCGGTCGGTTTACCCCGGTACATGACGTTGGGGGCGTGGTCGGTGAAGAACGTCTCCGGGTCCTCTCCCAGGCATCGGGCCCGGGGACGCCACTTACGTTCAAGATCGATGATCACCCTTCTCCTCCTCGGGGTGACGCGGGCACTGGAAGTACTTCCCCTGCTCCTGGAGCAGGGCTGTGTCCAGCCCGCAGGTGCAGGCGGGGCCGAAGGGGTCACTGGACAGCGAGCCCCGGTCGGTCCGGGCTTCGATGTACTCCAGCGTGTGCGCCTCCAGCGCACGCGCTTCGTCCCACGCCTCAGACGGATTCCTGATCAAGGGCATCAGCGTGTACCTGCCGGTGCCCTTGCGTGTCTTGTAGTCCCAGGCGAACCGCTCGCCCACGTCCCGTGCGCGCTGCTGCGCACGCGTGGACAGCGGCCCGACGGCTGCTGTGTAGCGGTGGTTCCCGTTCAGCTCGAACTGCGCGACGACGACCAGGTTGTAGGACTTCGCCTGGATCTCCTCGTACGCCTCGACGACGGTCTCGGCCACCATGTCGGCCAGCTCCTCGGCCAAGGATTCGGCGGTCGTCTCCTCGTTGGAGTTGCGGGCGAGCAAGTCCGCCGCAGCCTTCGCCACGGCGGACTTGATCTTGTTCAGTTCTCCAGGGGTCACTCGCCCGCCGGGATCTCGTTGCCTTGCTCGACCCAGCTCATGATGCGGGTACGGACAGTGCTGGCGTGAGTGCCAGTGGCACCGGCGATGCCGTCGTAGCTCACGCCCCTCTGGTACGCCTGTCCCATGAGCTTGGTGAGGTCGTCCTCCGCCTTCTCGACGGCCTCCTGAGCCTCAAGGAGCTTGGCGAACCAGTACCGGCGCTGACGCGGGGTGAGGGCATACACGGCCTTCATGCGGGCACTGCGGTCCTCGCTGATGGACCCCTTCGGGCTGGTCATGCGTTGTCCTCCCAGGAGAAGCCTTCGACGGTCGGGATGGTTTCGTTCTGGCTCCAGCGCAGTACGTTGACGTCCTGGCCCAGGGCGTACGCGTTCCACGCCTTGACGATCAGCGAGTAACGCAGCGGCCGGTTGTTGGACCCGGACATGTTGAGCCAGTTGGACATGAACCGGTTGCGCAGGTGCAGCCGGGCATCCCCGTTGGTCATGTCCGTACCGTGGTGCAGCGCGGTGAACCAGTCCTCGATCTTGTCAGCGTGATCCGTGCGCGCCGCCTGGGCGAGCATCGTCAGGTGCTCGGGGATCGAGATGTGGGTGGGCTTGTGCAGGACCGTGGCCTTGGCCACGTACCGGCTGATCTCGGGCCACTCCCGGCGCGTCTGAAGGATCTCCGGGTTGGTGATCCTGGACAGCCGGGGGAAGGTCCACGGGTCCTGGTCCCTGGCTGCGGTGAGCAGACGGGCAGCAGCGGCGATGTTCGTCGAGTACTGCTCGTTGATCAGGTGCGCAGCGGTGCGCTTGAAGTTCTGGTCGTACGCGTCGAACGTGTCCGCAGGCTCGTTCGGGTAGATCCAGAACATCAGGCCAGGTGTCCCGTAGTGCTTCTCCAGAGACTCCCGGTCGCAGTTGGCCAGGGCCCGCAAGCGGTGCTGTCCGTCGATGTTGTGGCCCTCGCTGTCGAAGGTCAGGCCCTGGCGGGTCAGCTTCCAGCGCCCTTCTCGCATGTCACGCAGGTACTTCGCGACGATGGAGGAGCTGATGTTGCGCTGCTGAGGGGAGCGACGGGCGGTGAGCCAGTCGCTCGCCATCTCCGGAGTCACGAGCACCATCTCGGGCTCGCTCCCGACCGGATACAGCGAGTCATTCGGGGTCAGGACGTCGGGCGTCCTCACCCTCTCCGTGTTCGGCATGTGTGTCCTCTCCTTGGACTTCGGTCATGTGCTGGGGACAGAACGCGGCATCTCCCACCCGCGTACGGGGGCAGTACTGCATCCCTCCGTCGGGCAGGCGTGGCCTGCCCCACCCGCAGATCGGTTCCCCGGCTGCGGGGTAGTACGTGAGCCACTCATGGGGGCCGACGGCTTCGATGTCTGCCCCGAAGAACCGCTCAGGCTCTCGGTCCTCCCCATGGGGGAGGACTTCC